ATGCCGCTTCAGTTCAATACACCAGGCGCCTTCGTACAGAACCCAGATGTCGGGCAGCCCTCGCTTCAGCCCCATCCGGCTATACCGCGCCGCTTGCGCTGGTGACAGTTGCGCGCCACCCGCCGGATAGGTGAACCACATCGCGGGCGGCAGCAGCAGCTTGTCGAGCACCTCGGCGCAGCGCTCATGAATGTCGCGCTCGAGCGGCTCGGGAGGCACCAGGCGAAAGGGCGCGGCAGCGGTCATCAGAGCTCGGCGCCAGATGGGGTAAACTTGACGCGAAAACCATATGACGCAAAAATCTCCTCAACCTGATCTAATGTGCGTGCCTCCTCAATCAGCGACATACACACCATCAACTTGCGCTTTCGGCGATCTCTGTCGAGATCATCTGAGTCATCGAAGACATAGACCTGATACTTGCAGAATAGATCGCTCATGCCGCCCCCGCCGGCTCTGTTCCGAACTCGAGGTCGATCGTCGGGTTCTTCCTTGGTCGACCGCGGCCCCGCCTGATTGGCTGCTCGGCGAAGGGTTTCGGGCGCCGAATCGGGATATCGCCACTCTCGGCGGCATGCATCGCAGCCTCGCCCAGCGGCGTGCCGGCCAGCATCCCGAGCGCTTCGCGGTAAGCGTCGAGCAGTGCGTACCGCGACTGACGCGGCTCGGCATCGGTTCGGTACTCCCGCACAATCTCGCGCAGCACCGTCGTATCGAAACCCGCTTCCTTGGATTCGCGATACACCTCCCTGATGCTCTCGTTGAGCTCGTCGCGCTCACCGTGCAACTGCGCTACGCGGTGAACATAGTCTCGCAGCGCATCGCTATTGATGACACCGCCAGCGGTCGCGTCCATTTGTCCTGTTCCTCCTGGTTAAGCGGCTTGCGATACTTCATTGCCCCATACGTCCCAACCCGCGAAGCTCTCGCCGCGATGAAATAGCTCAACGCGCGGTAGTGTCGGGAACATGTCCTCGATGATTTCTCGGAAGTGAAACGGCTTTGCGCTGTGCTCGCCGACAGAAGCGGCAATCGCCGATTCGTATTGCTCTCCCGGCGCAGGCGCCGGAATATTGCCGCGCGTTCCGATCAGGAGTAGCTCGTGGCGGTTCCGGTTCCAGTAGCCGGTCCCGGCACGATCTTTTACCCAGGCGAAATTGCTTTTGTAGGTGAAGCCCCAGGCGGCCATCACCTCGACCGCTTGCGGTAGCATCGGCACGGTAGCCCACAGGAACAGCACGCAATCGGGGGCTGCTGGCACCGGCAGCGCCTTGATGCCATCGAGCGTCATCGTCGGGTAGTGATTGTCGGCGGCACGGTCCATTCCGGTGTCGCGGTTATAAGGCTCGAACCGCCAGGGCGGGTCGGCATAAATCACGCCATAGAGTTTGCTACCGAGCGCCTCCGAAACCTCGATGGTGGCGGCGGCAAGTTCAACCTCGCGATCGGCTCGGCGCTGCTGCTTTGCCGCTGCCGTATCGCGACCCGCAGTAACCGCGCGCCGCTTCGCCTTCGTCAGATGTTCCTCGAATTTATCGGCGGGCATACGCGCCTTGGTTTGCCAGCGCGAGGATTGCATGGGCGTGATGCCGAGATCGGCGAGTTTCGGAGCTAATGGTAACGCGTTGTTACCATTACCGCGACCTTGCGGATTGTCGCCCGCTTTCTGCCGCGCGCCCTGTTCTTTCATCTCCTGCAATACTTCGCCGGCCCGCCGTTCCGCGCGTTCGCGAAGTTCGGTGGCGTTGTTTATCATCTCGACATCTTGCGCCTGCTGCGCATAGACCTGCGCCGCGACGGCCAAATCGCGAATTTGCTTCACCTCGTCAATTCTTACTGCCTGCGCCAATGCAGTACGCGCCGCATCGTAGTGCGCGAGCGCAACTCCGGTCATAGGCCCCGCTCCCTCAGAACGTGTTTGATTGCTGCGGAATAACGTTGCCGTGCTGTAAGGATGTGCGACCGGATATTCAGCCCATAGAGTTGCGCTAAATCATCGGGTCGCAGTCCTTGCCGCAGCGGCGGCGCGCCGGTCATAAAGACGATATGAAAGCGCACATTCTCCGCCGGGAACAGCGGTAGAGCGGTTTTTAAAATCGGCGGGATCGCTTCGAGGTCAGCACGAAACTGGCGCACCTTCGAAGAGTCGTGTTGAGAGCTGCGTTTAATTTCCAGCGCGATCAGCCAGCCGGTCGAGATTAGTTCGAATTGAACATCGGGCACGCGCGCCAGCCGGCGATCTATCCCGTGCAATCGCAAATGTGTTGCCTGCTCGATGGCATCTTTAATCGCCGCTTCGATGACCGCGCCCTCGCGCTTCACCGCCGAATTACAGAGCGATAGCCGGAACGAGTCAGCCGCATCGAATAGCGGGTCCTGCTCGAATTGGCTAACCCGCAATGTCTCGACCGTTCGCCGGATTTGCTCGTCTGCGCGCGGTATGTCGGTGAGCATAACCGGCAAGAGGCGGGCGCGCGCACTCATGTTGCGTCATCCCATCGTGCTTTGCGCATGGCCTGGTCGAGCGTATCGAGCCACCATTGCGCGGAGTGATCTGCGTCTTCACCCAGGATGCCGATGAATGCGGCTTGTCGATCGTCGGCCTTCATCGTGGCGTGAGCGAAGCGCATGACCTTCTGGCGCAGCAGTTCCTTGCGGTGTTCCTTCAAAGGCGCCGAAGGCGCAAGGGGAGCGGAGCGACCAACAGGATCATCTAATTGATTTTGAATATCTTTATCGTGGCCGTTCTCGCGCGCGCCCGCGTGCGTCACACGCGCGGCAGTAGACTCAGGCTTTTGATATTCGGTCCTGGTCCTGTTCTTGGTGGACCTCGTAACGTGAGGCTCACGTTGAACGTCGCGTTGAACGTAACGTTTGTCGCGACGTGCCGCCGAAGCGGCCTCCGTCCGACGACGGTTTGCTTGTTTTCGCTCCCAGGCCTCGAGTGCAATCTCGGCTACAATGGGATGGTATAGACGCCCGTCGTCGCAGAGTAACCAGCCGTGCAATGCCCATTTCTTCACCTTGCGCCAGTCGCGCAGATCGCGCCCGAGCTCGGCTAGTGCACAAAGCTCGCGGTCGTCGTTTGGTAAACTGCCGGCTGGCACCTCGTCCCATGATTTGAGCCAGAGGATAAATCCGGCGCGCCACTCGGAGGCCGAGGCGAGATGGTGGAACTTGCTGGCGAACAGGCGACGCCGAAAGATCGGGACGAAATCGAAGTCGCGCAAGTCGACCTCGGGCGCAACGAGCGGAGCGGCCGCGGTCATCGCCGGCTAACCTGCACCAAAGGCCGCGGCAGGCTGTCCCATAGTTGAGGCGTTTGAACCGTTGGCATGGGCCAGGTGCCACCTCTGCAACAAAAACAAAACGCCCGCGGCGAATACGCGGGCGGGAACAGCGGAAGCTCTAAGAAAACGGGCGATGAGGGTGGGCCATTCGGTTCCTCCGGTTGTCACTGTTCTGCAATAAGTTGCTCCGGCCCTTTCGACGTTGTCAATATCGTTTCAAGTGTTCGCCCGCTTGATTGCTGTTCTAAGGTGTTTCCAGGAGGCCGATTATTAGCCGCGTAAGGCTGATCAAAATATCCTGGCTCGATCGTGGCACGCGCCGGTTAGGTAAAATTTTGTCTGTTGCTTACAACCTGGCACTCCGTAACAAATTGGTAATGATTTCAACCACATTTCCCCACCCTTAAGCCACCATTAGTGTTTCCTGTCAGGCAACAACCTAGTAATCCGCGAAATTAACGGTTGCAGGCCTATTTGGAGGCGCGTCTACTCGCAACCGGCGGCTGCGCGAGAGCCCAAAAAAAGTCGCCCTCATCGACGAAAACGCCCGCCGGGTTGCGGGCCCCCGCGAACACGGGAGGATCCGGGAGGATATGGCTCACATGCAATTTGCCCGCTGGCGCGAGCGCCATTCAATGACACGCGCACAAGCTGCCGAACTTTTCCGGGTCAGCCGGGCCACGATCACTAAATGGGAGCGCGGAATAAATTTTCCGTCACCCGTTAGCATCCGAAACGTTAAGCGAAGGACAAATGGCGAGGTGACAGAAACCGACTGGCACCGGCTGCACGATCGCACTCAGAAAAACCTGGCCGCCGCCGACGACGAATGACCGCTACCGCCTACGCGCGCCGCCGGCAACGCATCAATCGGCGCCGGTGCGCGCGCCTCGGCCTCGCAATCATCATGCTTGTGGTGATTACACTATGGCTCACGTAAAACCGCATCGCCTTCACCTCGTTCGGCCGCCGATCCGACTCGTTATCGGAGCAACCGAACACCGCTATCTGCTCGCCGGCCGTGCGGTCGGTTTTCACGTCGACGGCCAAGAGATCCGGATCGAGCTCGAAAAGAATGAACGGCTCGACCCGCCCGAGGCGCGCGAGTTGGTGTGGAGCCGCCGCCGTGACCGAGGATGACCTCTGGAGGCTGCTGATGATAGTCGGCCTCTCGGGTTTACTCTGGATGCTGATCGTCACTGCCTTGCGGGCGATCATATGACCGAACCCACCATCATCCGCTGCTCGGCGCTGACCGGCTGGCCCGATTGCCCGCGGCGCGGCGCCGCCCGGTTGTTCGGTCCAGAGGTTGAGGCGGCCGGGTATCGACTGCGCCACACGATACGCGGAATCGGCGCGGCGATCGGCACGGCGGTCCATTCGGGTGCCGCGATCGTGCTCGGTGAAAAGGCCCGCAGCGGCAAGCTGCCGCCCGAAAGCGTAGCAACCGATGCGGCGCAACAAACCATGCGCGATCAACTTATGGAGGGCGTCACCTACGAGGGCACCCGTGGCGTCACAATCAACCGAGCGCAGGCCGAACGCCAAGTTACCGGCATGACGCAGACCTATCACCGGGTCATCGCACCGCAGGTCGAACCGCTCATGAGCGAACAGAAGCTCGAGGCTGAGATCGAGCCAGGCTTAATTCTAAGCGGTCATCCCGACATTATTTGCCGGGAACCGGGAGCGGTACGCGATCTGAAGACCGGCGCGAGGCCGGGTGGTACGCATACCGGCCAGATCGGCGGTTATGCATTATTGGCGCGCTCCAACCACATCGACATCGAGGTCGCCGCGGTTGATTTTATTCAGCGCGTACCAATCCACAAGCCGCAGCCTGATCCTGTAACAAAGCCGGTGTTGGTGGGGTTGGCCGAGAGCACGGCGGTAAACGTCATCAAACATGTTTGCTTCGCCCTCGCGATGTTCCGGCACGGTGATCCCGCGCGGCGCATTTCACCCGGTGACCCTGCGGCGTTTCTGGCAAACCCGAGCTCGATGTTGTGCAGTCCGAAGTATTGCCCGGCCTTCGGCACTGAGTTCTGTCATGAGGGCGACCCAGCGAAAGCAAGGTAAGATCGATGACGATGCAGGAAGTAGCCGATCGATTGGCTCAACTTGAGCAGGAGAGTGGAGACTTAAACCCGACCGATGTCGTGGAAGACGCTCGCGATCCGACATCCCCGTTGCACGACTTTTTTGAATGGGACGATAACCAAGCGGCGCACCAATGGCGGCTCAGTCAAGCCCGGCTGCTTATTCGTCGGGTAAAAATCCAAGTCACTGTCCGCGATATTCCAATGGATGTTGCCCGGTACGTCCGAAACCTCGACGAACCGGGGACCTATAGCGACATCGTGCGGGTGCGTAGCGATGCAGAGAGATCGCGGCGCACCGTCATCGATGAAATGCACCGCGTGGCGCAAGCCGCCAAACGGGCTCGCACTCTCGCAGCGGTCCTCGGAACGGTCGAGCAGGTGGATGAGATCATCCGCTTGGCTGAAATCGTGGTGCAACAAACCCGGATAACCGACACCGCAGCCGGTACAGGTTGAACTAACAGGAGGACACGAAATGGCCCGCTCTATCAAATCAGAACCGCCGGAAATTGATGTCATCGAGCTAAAGCGCGGACACGGAACCTACTGGTTATTGGGTGAGTCGGCGTTTTTCTGCAACCGGATGGCCGCCAAAGCGAAGCGCTCGCTTTTATTGCCAAGCGGCCCGATGACCAAAACCCAAAAGGCAACAAAACTAAAACACGCGCCGTTTGCCGAATTTCGTGACTCGCCATACACGCGGCAAGGACCGGGCGAGACGCTATTCGAGATGATCGGCAGCGCGCCGAAGATGTCGATTGCGTCGGCCGCGCTGAGAATGCCGACGACCGTCAGTAAAACCGAAATCAAACAACTGGTTCGCTGCCCCGCCGAGCGCGTGTCACTTTGGGGCATCCCGCGGTTGGATATGTCGGTGGTGCGGATGGCGGGGATCTCACGAACTCCCGATATTCGGACGAGAGCCAAGATCGATCGCTGGGCAATGCGGGTTCCGATCGAGTGGGCCGAACCGATGCTTAATGCCCGAAAGGTTACTCAGCTAATGCATTCCGCCGGTTTTATTTGCGGGCTGGGAGATTGGCGCATCGAAAAGGGCGGCGAGTATGGCGGCTTCCGTCTTGCCGAACCGGACGATTCCAGGCTCGTCGAGATCGTCAAGGAAGGCGGCTATCTGGCGCAGCAAGAAGCGCTACGCAATCCGGTTTGCGCCAACGCTGAAACCGAAGAGCTGCTGGCTTGGTATCTCGAAGAACTGGCGAGCCGGGGCGTCAATCCAGACGACGAGCGACCGGAAGATGTCGAAACCGACGCCGATGAATTTGTCTTCGGCGCTGGTGACGAAACGCTGGTCGCGCCTAACGGGCCGACATCCGCGCTTCCCGTGCAGAACACCGAGGATTTTCACCCGTAAGTCGCCACGGTGGCGCGTCTTATGGCTGCGCTGGGCGTGCCGCGCCCGGTGCAGCGTCACGGTGCGGCGGTCAAGGTCAGGTCGGATGCGGTTAGGTCGGGAAAGACCGGGTCTGGTCGGGCGATCGGGGCAAGGCGCGGCATGTTTTGGATGGGCGAGGCGGTAGCGGTTTGGAGTGGCCGGCAGGTAGAGGACTGGACCGGCGCGTAGAGGACGGGAGTGGTCTTGCATGGACGGGAGCGTTGTGGCGTGGCGGTCGGGGCTTGGCGTGACGGGCAGAGGCGGGGCAGATCCCGGTATGGACCGATGTGGTTTGTTCAGGACGGGCGCGGCACGGCGGTCGAGGCGGGGCGTGACGCTGGCGAGGTGGGGCCAGGTTTGGCGGGGCGAGCTTTGGTGTGGCACGGCAAGGCGGTTACGGCGAGCCCTGGCGAGTCGCGGCCTGACGCGGCTTGGCGAGGCTGGGCAAGGCGCGAGCCTGGCGAGGCATGGCGAGGCGAGGACCTGGACAGGCAAGGCGGTCGAGGTGAGGTCGGGCGAGGGATGGCTAGGTGAGGTTGTCATAACGCGGCAAGGTTTGGTGGGCGCATTTCTGAAAGGGAGGATTTTCGGCAATGGCACAGAGCACAGGCGAACGGCCGGCGCTGGTCGCGCCGCGCGAGGCAGCATCAATCCCGATCCGCTCGGCACCCGAAGGCGGCAAGGGGATCTTGCAGAACCCCGAGCGCTTCGAATTTATGCAGCGGGTTGCGCGGCTATATTCCGAAAGCCAGCTCGTGCCGCAGCACCTGCGCGGCAAGGTCGCGGATTGCTTCATCGCGCTGCAGATGGCCGATGCGATGAACGAAGATCCGCTGATGGTGCTGCAGAATATCTATATCGTGGCCGGGCGGGCCGGATGGTCGGCGCAATACATGATTGCGCGCGCCAATCGCTCGGGCAAATTCCGCGGGCCTTTGCGGTGGCGCAGTACAGGCCAGGGGGATGCGCTGACGGTAACATGCTTTGCCGATCTGGCGCATGTCACCGAAGGCCAACGGGTCGAGGTGACGCTCGACATGGCGACGGCTAAGTCCGACGGCTGGACGCGCAACGAAAAATACAAAAGCATTCCCGAAGCGATGCTGACCTGGCGCACGGCCTCGTGGTTGGTGCGCCGCTATTGTCCCGAGGTGATGATGGGCCTGCCGACCGCCGACGAATTGGAGGATACGCGGCGGGCGGCTGCTTGGGATGACGGCTTACAAGATGTAACGCCGGAGCATCGACCCGCCGAATTGGTCGCTGATGACACAGAGGCGAAATCTCCGGCGGAAGAATCGGCGCCGCGCCGCCGGGGAAGGCCGCCCGGTAGCCGGAACGCGCTGCCGGCTACTGCGGTAGCGGAAAGCGATGAACCCGCACCAGCGAGCCCGCCGCCGCCGCCAGCGGCATCGCCCGAGCCCGAGCCGCCGCCCGAGCAACAGCGGCGCGTTGTGTTTGATTGAGGCAACCATGACGATCGCCTTTCAAATTCGCGATTTCCGCGGGTGCATTCGCGCCGATATTGAATGCTCGCCGATCGCGATCATCGGCGGGCGAAACGGCGCCGGAAAAAGCTCGATCGCGCAGGGCGCGGGCGCGGTGCTGACCGGGCAGGCGCTTCCCTTCGCCGGCCTGGCTCGAGGATCGGCGGGCGTTCTAGTGCGCACCGGCGCCAGCGGGGCGAGCGTCACCGTTAAGACCGAATCGGGAACAGCGCGGATCGATTGGCCGGCCGCGCAGCCCGTCAGCGAGGGCGAACCGCCCACCGCGAGCCCCTATGCGGCTGGGTTGGTGAGCGTTGCGACGATGCCGCCGACCGAGCGCGTTCGCGTTCTGTCCGAATATCTAAAAAGCGATCCGACTCGCGAAGATTTGCGCGCGGCGCTCGAGCGCACGCCCGGCCTCGCCGAGCATACCGAGGCGATATGGCAGCTGATCCAGGCGAAGGGTTGGGACGGCGCCCATTCGATCCGCAAGGAAAAGGGCGCCGAGTTCAAGGGCGCGTGGCGCCAGGTCACGGGCATCAATTACGGCTCGCGCGTGGCGGCCAGTTGGCGGCCCGATTTGGCCGAGGAAACGCTCGCCGAGCCCGAGCTCGTGGCACTGGTCGAGCAGGCCGACCGGGAACGCAACCGAGCGGTTGCCGCTGCCGCGGTGTCGAGTGCCGAGCGCGAGCGGCTGACCGGCGAGGTGGCGGCACTCGATGGCGTAACCGGCTATCTCGAAAAGGCCGAGGCCGAGGTTGCCCGGATCCAGGGCGAGATTGCCGCGGCACGCGAGCGGCGCGCGGCGCTGCCCTCGGGCGAGCAGCCGGTGACCATGCCCTGCCCGCATTGCGGCGGTGCGCTCATGCTGCGCCGGGTCAGCTTAGTCGAGACTCGCCTCGAAGCGGCCGGGCCAGGAATCGCTGGCGACGAATTACGCGCGAACCGGCGCGCGATCGCCGAGCTCGACGGCCAGCTTGAACGCCGCGCCGGTGACCTGGTGGCGGCGCAAGTGACGGCTGACCAAGCCCGAGTAGCGCTCGCGGCCGCGGTCACCGCGCGCCAGCGCCTCGCCGACATGCCCCAGGTGCCGACCGCCGAGGCGCCCGACCTCGAGGCGGCGCGTACCGCGCTGACCCGCGCCGAACGGCGGCTGGCGCTGTTCCGGCAAAAGCGCGAGGCCGACGACCTCTATTCAAAGATCGCTGGCAACGAGCTCGTGCTCGAGCTCCTGGCGCCCGACGGGTTGCGCGCGAAACGCTTGTCGCAGGTGCTTGAGGTCTTTAATTCGCAGGTGCTCGGCGAGCTCGCTGCGTCGGCCGGCTGGCGTCCGGTCACAGTCGCGCCCGATTTGTCGGTGAGCTACGCCGGGCGCCCCTATGCGCTCTGCGCGACGTCGGAACAGTACCGGGCCCGCGCGGTGCTGCAACTGGCTATGGCCCGCCTCGATGGGTCAAGCATGGTCGTGCTCGATGCGGCCGATGTGCTCGATGGCCCCACCCGTTCGGGCCTGTTCGGAATGCTCGAGGCGGCCGGCCTGCCGGCGCTCGTGGCGATGACCTTAAGCCGGCGCGAGCAGCTTCCCAATCTGGCGACCGCGGGCCTCGGCAAAAGTTTTTGGATCGAGGCCGGCATCGCCGAGCCTCTGCCGGCGGCCCCGCGCGAGGCCGCGGCATGAGTGAACCGAGCTGCGGCAATTGCCGCTATATGGTAGACGCGGAATGCCACCGACATGCGCCGCCGGCATATGATTTTTTGCGGTTCTATGAGCTTGAGCTCTTGCGAGACATAGCGTGGTCGGTGCTTTGCATCGCCCGCAGGCAACGGCCAGACGAACAAGATGATGTAGCCACATTATCAACCGAAGCTTTCCAGACTGCTGCTTGGCCGGATATCGAACCCAGCGACTGGTGCGGCGAGTTCGAGAAGAAACCCGAGGCACCACGGGAGGCGGCGGCATGAGCGAACCGCCGCTTGACCGTCGGATTTACACGATCGACGAGGTTGCGGCGTTGCTCGGGCTCTCGCGCAACAGCACCTTTGTCGCAGCGCGAGAAGGCCGGCTTCCCGTTCCCGTGATCAGGATCGGCCAAAGGATGATGGTCAGCCGCACCGCTTTAGACAGGTTTCTAGAAACGGGCGATGGCACGGTATGGCGCCGTCGCAAGTTGATTTACGCCGCGCGCGATCTGATCGCGTTGGCAAAGAATTGCCCCGAGTTGTTCGAGCGCGTCTTGCCGATCAGCGAGGAAAATATGCAGGAGCTATGCGAAATAGCCGGCGGCGACGATGATGCCGAGGCCGAGGAAAACTGATGGCCCGCGAGCATCATCAGAAACTACCGCCGGGCCTGGTGCCGCGCCTGCTGACGGCGGAACAGGCGGCGGCCTATTGCAATGTCGGACGGGAGAATTTCGAGGCCAGGGTCGGGGTGCCGCCGCTCAAACTATTCGGCAATCGCACCCTCTACGACCGGGTCGCGCTCGACCGCTGGCTCGACCAGCAATCCGGCATCGCCGCCGACGAGGCCGAGGATAAGCGGGTCGACTGGGAAACTGTGCTAAAGTAGCGGGGCGGTAGGCGATGCGACTCACCTGACCGCCCCTGACCGAAGCATCGAGAATGAGGCTCGACACATGGCTATCAGCAACATACCACGCGGCAAATACCCAGGCGTCAAATTCACCACGAGCGACGATGGCGTTACTCGCGCCTATCACCGCAAGACTAGAATCCGTCTGATCTTGCCGATCGGCTCGCCCGAATTTCAGGCCGAGCTTGATGCACTAAATGCCGCCGGGCGGGCAAGCGATAACCCACGCGCGGGAACTCTTGCCCATCTGTTCGATGCGTATCGACAGAGCCCTGAGTTTCGCAGGCTGTCGATGCGGACCCGCAAGGATTACGAGAAGATCTTCCTGTTCCTGCGGCCAGGAGCCGAGCGCAAGTTACTGCTTAATTTCCGGGTCCGCGATGCTCTGGAGATCCGCAACGCCACAGAGAAGAAGCATAAGACGCACTTTGCCAATTATTGCATCACCGTGCTGCGGCTGGTGCTGAACTGGGCCAAGCTCTACGGCTACGTCAAGGTCAACCCGCTCGCCGATCTGCGCCTCAAATTAAAACGCCCACACGGGATGCCAAAGGCAAACCGGCGCTGGGCCGCCTACGAATGCGATGAGGTGCTGCAGGCGGCGACCGGCGGCATCAAGGTGGCGATCGGGCTGGGCATGTTTCTCGGGATGCGCGAAGGCGATGCGCTGCGGGCGACTCGACTCCATTACGACGGCCAACGGATGACCTGGGTTCAGGGCAAGACGGGCGCGCCGATCCGGCTGCCCGTCGCGTCCCGGTTTAAGGCGATCCTCGACGAGGCGCTGGAGGCGCGCTCGCCCGATAATGTCGAACATCTCCAGCTCGTGCTGAATAGCCGGGGCAAGCCGTATACAAACGATGGCTTTCGCACGATGCTGTGGAAGCTGATCCACAAGCTCGAGGTCGCGGGCAAGGTGATGCCGGGCCTGACCTTCCACGGGCTGCGCCACACCGCGGCGACGACCCTGGCTGAGCTCGGCGCGCCGCCGCATGAGATCGCGGCGCTGCTCGGGCATCGGACCCTCATCATGGCGGCGCACTACTCGGCCGAAGCCGATCGCGAGAAGCTCGGCGAGGCGGCGATCATCCGGCTCAATCCGAAATCGGAGGCGTAACATGGACCGTTACAATATCTGTTAGTTGACAGGCTGCGGAAGGGTGTGTTCTAGGACGGCTACCGGGACGAGGGTATAGCTCGCCCCGGCAACCTGACCACAACCGAGCGTTGGAGGCTCGATCATGGCTCGTTACATTTTAGCAGCATTGTTGTTTACCTGCCTCACCGGCATCGCCGTCAATCCCGTCTACGCTGACAGCTATTCGTGCTACTGGATCGGCAATATGTATACCTGCTACGGCGCGAGCTGGAGCACCACCTGCACCCAGGTCGGCGATACCATGATTTGCAATTAGGGGAACGTCTTACCCTTCTCGCCGCCCGGCCGGGACATCCCGCGCCGGGCTGTTTATTTCCCGCTGCGTTGAGAACGCCTCTAGAACAAACTTGGCAAACGGTTTGGCAAACGATGGCAAACAAGGTCCGGAATAATACCTATTTCACCACCTAAGCCTTTGAAAAGAGTGGTGCCCAGGGGCGGAGTTGAACCACCGACACACGGATTTTCAGAAGTGGCTTTGACGCGCAATTTCAAAGACTTACGGAAAGAATTTTGGCAAACGAAAACGGTTTTCAGGTGTCCTCCGGGTCTTTGATCACGCGGCGGATTTCCCGCGCGACGATGCCTAGCTGCCGCGCCTTGTCCTCGGCAATTTGGACTTTCAGGAAATTAGCGGCGGTTCTGAGCTCGCGCTGCCTGGCAACCACGAGCGCGAGGATTTCGGGCCAGATGGTTGCCGGGATCCGGCCTTTGCCCGTCGCCAATCCTCGGAAAGTGCTCTGGTTAATTTTGAGCGCTTGACCGAGTGGGAAAATCCACCGGCGCCCATAAAGAGCTCGCCCAGCGTGCGCGAGCAGATCCGCCCTGGTCTGTGCAGACTGCATTTTCCGAAACCCCGCCCGGCGAACAATACTGCGGGCCGTTTCCTGCGGGGAAACTAAAATCAAGTTTCTGGCCGGGACTATCCGGTGAGGGCGGCCAGCCGATAATTACATCTGTCGTCGCCGGGCAATTCGCCCGAGCGAGGCCCGCTGCCGCGGAACGGCAACGAGCCTCTAACCACCATCGCTTGCAAGGAGCGATCAAATGGCTAAATTCAAATCTATCTCTATCCTTTCCAGCGCCGCAATCGCGCTAGCAATGCTCGGCGCGTTGACATCGGCTATGGCTGATGACGTCGTAATCCGTCCCAGCGGGCCGCCGCTTGTCATCTCGCGGGCTGGTACGGGGGTGCTAATCCAAGCATCCGTCCCGCTCGGGAACGTATTTGTCGCAGATCCTGCCGTGGCCGATGTTCAAATCCCGACGCAGGGCGGTCGGAATCTGATCTACGTTTTCGGCAAAAAAGCCGGCAGAACGTCTCTGTATGCTCTGGGTGATGATGGCCAGGTGGCATTGAGTCGCGTCGTTGACGTGTCTGGGCCCAAAACGGTTCGGGTGTTGCACGGCCAAAGGATGGAGATCTGGTCCGAGGCTCACGGCGAGCCGACGGGTTCGGGCGCGAATTTGGCCGATCTGCCGGCCGGCTCGACGGTTAGCGTCCCTGTCGGAGGCCAACGCTAAAAAGAAACGCTACGGCGCTCCTACAACGACGAAAGGCGTCCCGGCTAGGAAGGAAGCTGGCGACGCCTTTTCCCTGTCCTGCGGACGTCCCAGCGGCTTAATCAGGGACATACCCTATCCCCGCAGCCCCGGCATGAAGATGAAGATGCCCAAGAGCAGCACGGCGATGAACGCCAGCCAGTTCCCAGCCCAGCCGAATTGCGCCGCCTGCGGCACGGGCAAGTTGGTCAAAAACCAAAGGAATAGCGTCACCACAAAAAGAATCTCGACGATCATAGCGAACCTCCCTCTTGAGATATCACCTAGTCGTGCCTTCCAGCATCTGCTGCACGGTTCGGCACGTCTCGATGACGGCGACGAATTTACCGTCAGTCAGGCCCACCACGCAGTGCGCCCCATGCGGCGCTAAATGATCCAGCGGACCAGCCGGCGCACGCAAACTCGTTACCTGCGGCGGATTGATCGCCACTTCCTGGCCGTCGGTTCGGTGCAGTACGACGAAATTGAGTAGCAGCGGCAGAGCGGCGACAACTAGGCAGATCGTCATCGCCACCCTGCCACATCTCGGCGAGGGGGCTCGCCAAGCCCTTACGACGTTTTCGGCCCGGCGCCGCTCATTGGAAAGTAGCCCCAGCCGTAGTCGCTGCTGTACCCCCATCCACCAGTCTCTGGTGGAGGCTTATTGCCTTCCGGCGGGTTCGGGAACGGGGGCGGCGGTTGTGGCACGGGGAAGCCGGCATCGACGTAAGGCGGGTTCGGCCCCGGCCAGATCGTGGGCGGACGGCCCGGGGGCAATCCCGTGTCCATGTAAGGCGGCGCACCGCCCCAGACACCAGGAGGCGCACCGGGCATCGGCCCGCCGCCGACGCCAACGCCTGTTGTGTACATTTCGGCGACGATCGTCACCGGGGTTGGCGGGTTGCCGGTTTTGTCGGTGTACGCCACGCCAACGAGGGTCACAGGTACGCTAGCCATTCATCATTTCCTTTCATGGTTGAGCGCCGGCCCGCGGCCGGCAGCGGTACAAAGTGCTCTCATCATAAAGCATTGATCGTCACGGCGCCCTGCCGGGTACGAACCGAGGCGATCACCGCGAACACCTCGGCATCGCTGGTCGCCTTGATCGCGGTCGTCAATGCGACCCTCGCCCCCGCGTCCCAGAGACTGGCGCCGCCGTCCCAGATACTGGCGCCGCCGTCCCAAATCGATTCTCTTGGTAGTGTGTTAAGCCATTCTGCCTTGGATTGAGCTGTGATCCGCCCAGCCAGTGCCCGAATCGTTGGCAGGCCCGCTCGAGCATTAGATGTGGCACTGACTCGGCCGGCAAGGTTGATATGCAACGCAACATGCGATGCCGCTTGGCTGACCGTGGTTTTGACCGAGGCCGATAGCGTGACCCCGGCAGAGAGCGCTGTCGCCGTCCCAACGGCGGCGGCTTGGCTGGTGATCGTCGCGCTGAGACCGATCCCGGCAATGAGTGCTTCGCGAACGATGCCGCCGGCCCGAAGCTGCCCCGCTTCAGCGACGAGTGCTTCCCGGCCAAGGCCGCCTAAGCGGGCGTCAGTCATACAGGCTCTTGGCTTTCACTTACGGCTGCGGACCCTGTCAGAGATCCGCCGATGCGGTGAAAGTACCAAGCCATGAAAATACATTCGCGGCTGCACCATACGGCCTGATTTGCATGGCGCTATCTGCGACGATTCCGCGTGCCGCCATGTTCGTCGTTGATGACTCTGACACTACGACGCAAGTTGGTAGAGCACGCATTGCGACTTGCAATGGCTGGGTGTATGCCACCGTCATAGCGGTGGACGCGGCGAAACCTTGAAGCCCGAAAGTGCCAGTCTGATAAAACCGCTGGCAGTTCGCCAAATCGTAGCGCGCAGAATTAGCGGCCCACGCGGTAGCCACAGTGCCCACCTCGAACTTAACCTGCGAAAGGGTTCCGGCATTGAACTCAACCGTGGTATTGGCGCCAGCGACGATCCCCGAAACCGCCACGGGGCTGGCGGCATAGGAACCACCACCGACCCGACCCTGCGCCGTTCCGATCCATGACAACATATAATTGCCGCCAACAAGCGAAGCACCCTCGATAATTTGTTGCAGTGTCCCAGCCGTTATCGTGATCGTGGTGCTGGGTCCACTGGACGCACTGAACGTGTAAGTGCAACCGCCCGCACCCGCTTTCCAGCGATCGTGTCCGTAGATCCCCGCCGCCAGCGCCGTACCGCTGACATAGCCGCGCTGATTGACGCTGAAACCGCTGTCATCGGCGTAATTGAGATATCGAGCCGCCGCCTGCACAAAAGCCGTCGTCGCAAGGCTTGTGTCCGCATCACCAACAGCTTGTGTTGGTGCCGTCGGGTTGCCGGTAAACGCGGGCGAAGCAATCGGCGCCGCCCCGAGCGCCACTAGCGCCGCAGGCGCCGTCACCGCGCCGGTGCCGCCATTGGCGATCGCGATCGGGACCGGGATCGTGCCGGCCGTCACCGCCGATGCGACAAAGGCCGTCGTCGCAAGCTGGGTTGTCTGCGTTGAAGGAGGCGCGGTCGGCGCCGTAGGGGTGCCGGTGAGGCCGGGTGAGAATAAAGGTGCCGCGCCAAGGTTCGCCAGTGCGGCGGGCGCGGTGATCGCGCCGGTGCCGCCATTGGAAACCAAAACGGGAACACCCAGCGTCACCGTCACATTGCCAGAAGTGCCGCCGCCAGTGAGGCCGGTCCCGGCATTGACGCCTGTTATCGTGCCGGCGCTACCAAGGCCGTTTTGCAAGGCGGTGATTTCCGCCGCCGCAGTGCTGAAATTGTCCCGGACACTCTGCGTCGTCGGATTGCCGAAAACAGGTTTGGTGGCATCAATGGCCGATGTCATTCCATTATCCCCTAGCTATCGACCTTGAAGCCGCTGGTGGCGGCGTTCAGGTTCGCCCCGGTCCAGGGGATGGAGCCGTTCGGATCGGTCGCGAAAGTCGAGGTCATCCAGCCGTAGGTCGTCCCCGGCGCCTGGCCGGTCAGGGAGCCGCCGCTGTCGGTGGCGCTGGATTTCGTCCGCAGGCTGATCGTCTTCGCGCCCGCGTCGGATTTCTGGATGTAGCCCTTCACCGCAACCGCGTAGACGAAGGCCGGCGAGGTGCTGAGCGCGGCGAAATTGTAGAGGTCTTCGTGGTTCACCGTCGCATCGAAAACGTAGCTCAGCGCGCCCGGCGGCGGCTGCTGGTTAACCTCGTTGTAGTTGGCCCCGCTGATGCCGGTCAGGTTGCCCCAAAGGAGCCAACTTGCCTGGCCGCTGGTCATTGCTGGCGCTGTTCCGGGTGCACCTGAGGCGTAAGTGTTTGCCGCCCGATAGCCGAGGGTGCCGCCGTCCGATTGCTGCAAGGTGACTGAGGTGTCGTTGATAAAGCCGATCCAGTATTGTGTGCCGGCCGAGAGGCTCTGCGGTGTCGTTAACGGTAGGGTTGCTGCCGTGCCAGCGGTGACGCCGGTCACCTGCGTTCCTGACGACATCAGCGTGCCGGGAGCCGTGCCGCCGCTGTCGGCATAGACAACGCCGCGATAGTTCGCGGGGGCGCTGGTCGCGCCCGGCATGATCGTGACCGACGCCAGCGTGCCAGCGACGGCCGGCGTGAACCGGCGTAGCACCAGAGAGGCGGCGGCTGGCGCGTTCGTCGTGGTCACACGCGCGGCGTTCGAGCCAAGTATCCCCGCGCCGAATGCGAACTGAACCGCGCTGTCGGAAGTTGGGAATGTCGTCTCGACGCGCGGCGAGGTCAGCAAGACCGCGTTGTTGGTGGTGCCCGTGGTGTCAAACATATAGAGATCGTCAAGGGTCAGAATTCCCGTAGTGACAAAGGCTGAAATCGAATTTGCGTAGTTGTTGGCCGTGCCGCCCCGCGTGTTGCCGGTGCCGGAAAACAGCGACACGCCGTCGAGCCAGACTTGATAAGCACCCGTTGCGCTGAAAGTTATGTCCCATTCCAGATAGTGCGTGCTGTTGGCTGTAACCGCACCGCCACCGGCCAGGACGGTCCCGTTCTGGTTGGAGCTCCGAAGGTTGATGACGCCGGTTGTTTCCAGCGTAATCGTGCATTGCAGGTTGGCAACATCACGGAATTGCATCACGATCACTTGAGCACCGAGATTGCCGCTGAACCTCAGGCCGCCGATCAGCCGCGCATAGTTGGTTGCCAGCGTCTTCGTCACGGCGCAACTGGTGGCATTAAGCTGCAACGCACCTCCGGTGACGCTGAGCGGTGCGACGATGCTGTTGCCAGATCCAGTAGCCGTTGTCCACTCGCCCGCCGTCAGCAGCGCATTTACAATGGTCCCGTTGCTGTTGGCCGGGCCGTACTTGTCGAAACCCTCGATCAGAAGCAGCGCCATCTTACGACGACCGGATGATCAGCGAGCCAGCCGGGAATGCGGCCGAGGCACCGTTGTTGACGGATTGCGCGACGAGCTTCCGCACCATGCCGTTGCCGGTCGCGCTGGTGTTGACCGCGGTCGCGGAATTGGTGACGGTGAAGGTGTCGGTGCTCGGCGAGGTCACGGTTAGCTGACCCGTAAAATTGCTCTGCGAAAAGGTCGGGTTGGTGCCGCCATACTCGATCGACCATTCAACGAGATCACTGGCCGAGAAACCGTGCCCCTTTGCGGTGATGACCGCAGGCGAGGCGGCGCTGACGGTCGCCGGCAGCCACGCATAGTTGCCGAAGAAGTCCCACGCCAGCAGATTGCCCGCGGTCGAGGCGTCGTAGAGCCCCATCGCAATGATCGAGCCCCAATCGGCCGTAGCGGTGGTGAAGGTCAGCGTGTTCGCATTGCTGATCTGGCTCGGCGCCGAGCCAGAGGCCGAATTCCAATCGGCCGCCGCCGTCGCGACCCTCGCGTAGGCCCCGACCGATGGCTCGGTAAAGCCGGTCCCGGCATCAGTGCCGACCGCGGTGAACAGCGCGACATAGGCGGTCGGGATCGTATAGATCGCGGTCTTGCCGGTGATGTGGTTCAGGATGCCCTGGCTGGTACGATCGGTAAATCCGGTCATCGTTTCACACTCTTGTCAGACGGTGGCGGCGGCGGTCGCGGTCGGCGTGGCATAAACCGATTCGTAATGGTCCGCCGTGACGGAATAATGCGAACGGCGATGCCTCGCACTCGCCCGCAAAACCCGCAACTCATGTCTCAAATCCTACGAGAGTCAGGTGGAAGTCGCTGAAGGTCGGATCGGGCGAGGCTGGGCCGCGCACCCGCAAGACGTCGCCTTGCGCGAAGCTGATCGCCGCCTGGGTGGACATCGAGCCGGTGACACTGCCGGCGGCGAATGTAATCGTCGCAACGGTCGCGAAGGTCGTCGGCGATCCGGCCAGGGCGCGGGCCAGCGTGATCGCGGTCGAGGCCGTGGCGGGGACCGAGCCGCCGGCTTCGGTGGTATGCCCGAGATAAGCGCCGAGGTTCGCCGGCAGCGTGACCGCTTTGCTGAACTTGTGGAACAGCAGGTTTTGCGATGCCGCGATCATCGTCCCGCCCGCATGGGCGCCGATGACATAACGCGACCGTACGTTCTCGAACTTGCCGCTCGACGTATTATAGCTGAGCGTGTCCTGCGCGTGCGGCGTGGTGATCGCCAGCAAGCCGCCGCCATTGGTTATCCAACTCGGATCGCCGCTCGACCCGCCAGTCGTCAGCACTTGGCCCGAGGTGCCCGGCGCCAGCCCGACCCAGCCGCTGTTGGTGCGATAGAGCAATGTGCCGCGCGCCGACGCGATGATCGCGTCGAGAATGTTGCTGAGCGTGTTGCCGCTCGGAACGGCGGTCGAGCCTGAGATGTTCGAGACGATCCGCAGGTTCGGCGTCGAGCTGCCGGCGATCGGTGCATTCTGCCAGGCCGGGTTCGCGGCGGCGCCCGCAGTCGTCAAAACCTGGCCGGCTGTGCCGGGCGTCAGCAACACCCAGGCGGAAGCCGAGCGGTAGAGAACCGCGCCCTGCGTCGTGCCGAAGATGTGATCGAAAATTAGCGTCAGTGTGTTGGCGGTCGGCGCGGCCGTGCTGCCGCTGATGTTTGCCAGGATGCGGTCGCTGGCGATCGTGTCGAGCGATACCGTGCCCGTTGCGGTGATCGGCACGCCGCCGGTCGAGATGCCGGTGCCGGCGCTGATCGAGGTAACGGTACCTGAGCCCACCGGGGCGTCCCACATCACGTCGGCGCCCGCGCCCTGCGTTTTGAGGTAATAGCCGTTCGTCCCTGGCGAGAGCCCAACCCAGCCGCTGATGTTGCGCGCTAGGATCGTGCCGCGCGCGTTGGTGAGTATGTGGTCGAGGATCGCCGATAAGGTCTGCGGCGTCGGCGCGGTCGAGCCGCCGCTGACATTGGCGAGGATACGGCTGTCCGCGACGGCCGCCAGCGACACCGTGCCCGTGCTGGTGATCGGCGCGCCGCCCGTATCAATCCCGGGGCCCGCGGTGATCGAGACGACACCAGCGGCGCCGACCTCCCAGGTCGGGTCGAAGCCGGCCGCGTGCGTTTGCAGGAACAATCCATTGGTGCCCGGCGGCAGCGCAATCCAGCCGGTGCCGCCACGATACATCAGTGTCCCGCGTATCGTCGTACCAAGTACATAATCGAGATAATCCGACAACTCGGTGCCGATGGCCGGGCCGGTCACGCCCAGGGTATTCGCCATCATCAGCCCGGTATCGATCATCATCCCGGCCGGGAGTGAATCGACATACGCCTTGTTGACCGCATCTCCTGGCAGCAGCGGGTTGGCGAGATTGTGAAACACCCCACCGGTTATGTTAACCGCGCTGGCGGCTTGTACCGCCATCGAGCCGAGGGCCGAGTTCGTCCATAAACTAGTGCCGGCAACCCAGCGCAGCACGTCCCCATCAGTCAACGGGTCGAGTATTTGAACATCGCCCATCGTGCCGAGGCTGTTGTCGGTCGAGCCGAATAGCTGTTTGTAGACGGGCTCCCCACCAACCATCTCGGTCTGGTCAAACAGCGAGTAGGTGCCGGCGATCTGCACCAGGTAGATGCCATAGGAGACAGTCGTCGGATCGAGCACGTCGGTATTGCCGAGGCTGACCGTGAACACGTCCAGCACGGCATAGACGTTAGGCTCGAATTCGCCGCGCCAGCGGAAGGTGAGAACCGGCAGCGTGTACGGCCCGAGCACAGTGCCATCCGTCAAGGTGATGGTCATCTGCGTGCCGCTGACCTGGATCGAGTCGATCCCGTTCGGCTGCTCCGGGTTGTTGATCAAATCGACAATCGCCTGGGCCAGCGAATAGAAATTCGCATCGACCTCGCTGGGCTGAAGGTTCGCGCCTTTGCCCGAACCCCAAGGCCCTAACGTGCGATAGGTGATGTCCACCATCAGGCGTTACCCGCAGGCAAATTCAATGAGGACGGAACCATCACCCGGCTTAGACCCAACTGGCATAATGGTCGTTCCGCATCCCTGGTGCGCCTCATGTTCCGGAAGCGACATTTCATCAATCGTGCAAGTTACTATACCGCCCCAAATCTCTGGCGCGTATAGGTTCCTTTGACTCGGACAGGTTCGCGGCCATTTCTGAACGTAGTCAAGTGTCCCGGTAAAAGTGATCGTTACAGAAGCGGCATTTTGCCCAGGTATATAAGCGGCGCTGCCGGAAACAACGGGTCCCGTTATCGCGCCCCAATCGATCTCACTACCATCTGGGTTCAGTATGTTAGGTGGGCAACACTGCGTTGGATTGATCCACAGAGCGTTGCCCACATAGTAAAGAAAGCCGGGTATCCCGAGCGGATTGCCGCGCGAGTCCGTCAAGACGCTCGAATCCCAGAAGGGCGTGCAGATGATCGGGGTGATCGGCGGCGGTTCCGCCGGGGGTGGCGGATCTTGCGTCGGGTCACGCTTTGTGTGCAGCTCAACGACGCGATCAAACAGGAACGGAAACTGATAAGCATAAGTCAGCCCCTCCGCGACTTGAGGAGCAATGACACCGCGCCGTTTAGGAACAGTTATCATCAGGGGAGCCTCGGGTCCTTGCTCGCCTGCACCGTGTTCGGTTGCAATTGAAGCACCTGATGGCAGTGGTCGATCGTCGCCCCGGAACCCTCTGCCTCAATATCGGCTTCAAGGCTGGCGAAGGCGCCATTGATCGCTGATGCGACGCCCGACATCTGGTTCCAATCGGCAGCGCATTTGTCCTCATGCTTTTTTCGCAGCTTCACGTTGGTTGCACGCTCGACAATCATATAATTCTCGGGCGAATTGACTTGATCGATTATCTTAACTCGCTCGGTCGTCCGTTCGACCTCATCCAAATGCTCACTACAACAATCGACGCTGGTGCCGGTTTTCTCCACCGCTGGCAGGCTGCTCGTTTTCGCGCCCCAGGTTAGTGTCGCTCGCTCGTGCCCCGAAGGCGTTGATGGGATAATAATTCGGCCCTGTGAGTCAGGCGCCTGAAAGGGTCGAACGAAATACTCAAACGGCATTCCCATCACCCCGGATTAAGATGTAGCACTTGGGTGCAGTGATCCACGTCCGCCCCGGCGCCTTGCGCTTCGATATCGGCTTCGAGGCTAGAGAAAGCGGTTTCAACGGCGGAGGCGACGCCCGACATCTGGTTCCAATCGGCAGCGCATTTGTCCTCATGCTTTTTTCGCAGCTTCACTTGCGTCGGGCGATGCTCAAGGATGAACAGGCCGGGCGATTCGACTGAGGTGATTTGATGAACCTCCCCGACCCGCTCAGCCTCATCCAGTTCCTCGCCGCAGCAATTCACATTCGTTCCGGTACGTTCCGGTTCTGGCAAGCTGGTCGTCTTCGCACCCCAGGTCAGGGTGGCCCTTTCATGCCCTGACGGTGTAGCCGGAATGATGACCCGGCCATTTGAATCAGGCGTTTGGAACGGGCGGATAAAATACTCGAACGGCATGCTATTTCGTCCTCATGCCGGGGCCGTTGGTGGTTTCGATAGCAGCTCATCTGCGGGTACTTTGAGATCGGGCGGCGGGTAGGCGGGCACAGTTTGCGGAAAGGTTCCCGATGGATTACCGAGAAATTGACTACCACCAGAATAGAACGTGTTCACCCGCGCCTTGCAGTGATCGACAGTCTTGCCGGCGCCGCCTGCCTCAATGTCGGCTTCCAGACTAGCGAAGGCGCCGTTGACCGCCGAGGCAACGCCCGACATTTGGTTCCACTCCGCAGCGCACGAATCCTCCTGCTCTTTTCGATATAAGACGCTTACGCTTTGATCGACGAAGATTTCCGCGCCCCATTGCCCATGCGGCTCTGGCGGGCCGCCGGTCCCCGGCCCCCATACCTGTTGAATGAGTTTCCCTCTCGAACTCGTAAAGGCACCGGCCGTGCCCGTTTCCTGTGTCCGGTTATCCTTGCAGCACTCAACGTCCCCGCCGGTTTTATCGAACTTGACCTGATTGACGCTGGTCTTCGCGCCCCAGGTCAGGGTTGCCCGGTCGTGGCCCGATGGCGTGGACGGGATGATGACCCGGCCCTGACTGTCACGGCTCTCGAACGGGCGGACAGCATATTCAAACGGCATCAGATCACCCTACCGATGCGGCGAGGTCGATGGTCTTCGGTAGCCATAGCTGAGAGACGGAAGGATAGAACGTCGTATGAAACGTGTTCCCGGCTACGGGCTTTAGGTCGAGCGTAACGGCCGTCGTCGCCGTCCGCATTGCGGTAATAGGGTCACCCGCGGTCGGGGTTACCGTGCGCTGGTAAGGGGACAGCGTGTCGAACTGTGTAGTCAGTCCGTTGATGACGACGCATTCGTTGACCGCGCGATCGATGGTCATGTTGGTGAGATCGAGGCCGTCATCATCGATGACGAAATCGTCGAGCGTCTGGTAGGCCAGCTCTTCATTGAGCAGCATCTTCTGCCCGCCTGAGATCACCTGATAGCCGGGGTCGACGTAACCCGCCGCGACATAAGACGGGACGCCCTCGGCGGCGGACGAGAGGTCGTCGTTGCCGATCGAGCAGCCGATCGTGAACTCGCCGAACATGCCGGCCTCGCCGACCGTCAGCTTGTACGACTTGACCTTGCCGGTTGCGGTGCCGCCGGGTAGCCGCCGGTCAAGATAGGTAATGCTATGACGCAGGGTGATGCCGAGCGCGGTCGGCCAATCGACGCCGAAGGTGATATCCACCGATCGCGCCCTGGCGCGCATCTTCGCCCGCGCCGTCAGCAACAAATTTTCGAACGACTGTGCCCCGCGATCGGTCTGGAAATAGGACCGGCGCGAGACGCTGCCGAGCGGCACCTCGTCGCCGAGATCGATCCCCTTGTCGATATATTCGGAACTGAGCGACACGTCTTCCCGATCGCTGTCGGCACTATCGGAAAGCTCGCGCTGTACATTCGCGGTCATCACCGCCGTCACTGTCTCGGTGCGGGTGCGGCTCGCCTTCCAATCGAGAACCATCTGGATCTTGTAGATATTGATCGGAAATCTTGCGGTGTACTGACCATAAGCGCCGGTCACGACCGCGACATCCGCCTGGTCGGACGTCATGCCCGTCGTGTCGGCCGTCGCTTGGCCGGCATATTTCACGTTATAGGTCTGGGCCGTCATCCAACCGTTGGGAAGCAAAGCGTCGATGCAATAACAAAGCGGCTTGCCGACACCATCGTTGTCGCTGCTGAGTGACCAGCCGCCACCGATGCTAGTGCCGGGCTTTGGCCAATCGGTTCGCAATCCATCGCCGCAGATGCAAGAGATCAGACCGCCGCCGCCAGCGCTGCTCCGTCGCCCGCGATAGTATGTGCCAAATGTTTTTTTGTAGGGCGAGCCGGCCTTTGCAAAGGCCCCGACGACCGTCTGCGTGATGTCGAGTTCGCCTTCGCCCTGCTGGTTCCAGTTAACCGTTCCCGATACCGTGACGGCGGTCAGCGGCGGCGAACCGTAGGCCAGCGAGAATGCGTCATAAAACGCCTTGTCCTCGCCGATCGTGACGATGCCCGCCTCGCCTTGCAGGATGTCGCTGGCCGTCAGCACGAGGCTGGTGCGGTCGATGTGCCAAAGCGATGAGTAGGTTTCGAGCACGGTATCCGGGTTGACGTTGCTTGCGAGCCAAACCGGGTCGTAATAGGGCAGGACGCTAAGGCCCGACACGATCGCCGCCTTCTGGCTGTTGAAATCATCAGGCCGCGCCAGGAACTGGACCTGCACGATCTCGCCGACCGAGAGCTTCGGAACCCCGATCAGCCTTCCATTGAACAGCGGCACCAATGTTCCGTCGCCCTGGTCCCAACTGAGCCAGCACCACAGGTTCCGGCCGAACGCCAGCAAACCGATGTTGGGGTTCTTGATGTCGATCGTCAGCGTGGCGAAACCGCCTTCCTCCTGGCTGATCTCGAGGCTGACGATCTCCTCGTCCTCCCGGTTATGGACGGCAGGATCGAAATCAGCATTCGAGGTGCGCGGCCCGGTGATCGTCAGGATGGCGGAAAACGCGGCCGAGCTCGCCGGCAGGTCTAATGTGATGGAGGTGGCGCTGCTGTCGGCGACAAACGTGCTGCCGACCTGAATGCCATTGCCGCTGATGTTGTACCTGAGGCCGGTCGTCAGCGTCGCCAACGCGCCCGCCGGAATGCCGGTGATGCTGTACCAATCGGCGCCGGGTGTTCCCTCGATCCGCAACGAATAAGTGCCGGTCGAGGTTGCCGTCACCGGCTGGTAGCCGATGATGCCGTCGATCGAGGAATGGATGAACATCTGGACGGCGGGGCTGCCGGTGTAGTCGAACCACGCCGACGAGACGAGCATGATCCCGCCGGCCGGCGCCGCTGTCTCACCGATGCTGGTGCCGGCGATCGAGTAGGTTCCCGGTTGAAGGTCGATGTCGTCGAGCAGTGTGATGGTGTTAGAGCCCTGCACCATCGAGCCGGCGACGGTCCCGAGCAAGATCGGCTTGGTGGCGACAAAGGTTGCGGAGCCTGCCGTCGCGGTCGAGGCCGCGCTAAGATTGATTGACCCCGGTTCGCTGAGAACGGAGTTGTCGTAGATGAAAAAGGCGTCATCGAGGCCGGGACCGCTGATCCGGTAGAAGCCGCCTTCTTCCAACCCGGTAAAGCTCGCGACGTTGTCGAGCCGCGCGACACCGGCCGCGACATCGCCGACTACCGTAATCGTCTCGACGATGCCGCCATGCGTGTTGCCGTTGGTGATCAGCGTCTGCTGATCTTGGATCGTGCCGCCGGCCCACGCGAAGAAGAAGGGCCCCGGCACCTCAGATTTCCTCCAAGCTCAGCGACCACGTGACGGCGGCGGCCCACTCGTCCCGCTCGATCTGAAGATCCACGATCCGCATGGTGAATTGCGGACAATAGTAGGTGAAATTGTCCTCAACGCGGACGCTGCCGGGGACCGGCGAGCGGCCCGCCGAGCCGCCCGCCGTCAGATAGGCGATCTCGACATGCGAGTTGACTAGCACCTGCATCCCGACCCACAACCCATCGAGCGCAGGCGGCGCCTGGTCGCTGCCGTTGATCTCCAGCGAATACTTGCGCATCTGCGGCGCCGAGATGTCGATCAGCGTGCCGTTGACGGTGCGCCGCAACTTGTCGTTGCCCTTGGCGGCATCGATCGGCGTCAGGGTGCCCTTCAGGGCGCGCGCGGAATAAGGCGCAACGCCCGGCGCGGGATCACCCACTCCGAAGTGGATGTCGAAGACGGTCGGGCTGGTCGCGGTGATCATCGGCCAGGCGTGCCGCCGTACCAGCTCGGCTTGACCCCGGCCGAACGGATCTTGTGCCGGTGCGCCTCGACGACCAAGGAACCGACTACGCTCTCGTTGCCCGACAGCGCGAAGCTATGGCCGCCGAGGTGGAGATGTACGGGCGTACCGCCGCCGCCCACCAGGCCGCCCTCGGCGAAGCGCGGCAGCGGCGCGCCGATCAGGCCGCCGGCAGCGAACGAATTGAGCCCCTCAAGGAAACCGACGCCGAGGCGACGGACGGATCCGGCGTTCAGCACGAACTCGCCATTGCTGAGCCGCGCCAAGATGCTGTCGCTGGTGCCGCTGCCGGCCCCGCGCACCATGCCGCCGGTCGCAAACGGGACAGCCGCAACGCCCTGCGCTGATGGTAGCGGTGCCAGGGATTTTATCATCGCGTTCCAAGTGGCACTTAACGATGCCGTCATGGCCGCCCAATTCGTTGTCAGGCTGGACATGACGCCATTGAAGTTGGCCGCGAAGTTTTGAATCGCACTAATGTTTTCCGCATTGTTGTCGTTGAAATTCTTCCCGGCTTGCTTAGCCATTTCCGTGAATGCCGGAAAAGACTCCGCTTGAAACTTGTTAAAAGCGGTTTGCCACGGCTGGAGGATATTCGCGATCGTGGCACCCAGCTCCTGCCATGCTGTTTTCGCCTCGCCGGCCGCCGCTTTCGACTCCTGATTCTCTTTCAGCCGCGCGTCAGTCGCGCCGCGCTCCGATTTCTCAAGCTCTGCTATTTGCTTGTCGAGTTGATCGATCAGTTTTGGCGCGAGTTCCAGCGCCGCATCCGCCGGCATACCCTGAAACAAGGCTTTGGACAGCGCATTTAGTCTTTGCGGGTCTAAGACCCCTTGCATCCTCAGAAAACCTTGCTCGATGGCTTTCTGAGCTTCTGCGGTGCCCTTGGCGTCGGCTGTAAACCGCTGAAGCTTGACCCCGATTATGTCGAGCGGCTTGGAAAAATCTAAGGCCATCGGCGCGCCGCCGCGGCCGACGATGATGCCCTTCTCTATTGTGGATCGGACATCTGCAATCTTTTTTCCGGCCTCGTCAGCGGCTTGTCCGGTTTCGTGCATTCCGCCGACAAAAACCTTAACCGCTCCCGGCGTTTGGTTTAGCGCTACGCGGGCTTTCTCGATGAGCTCGCCCATGCCCGAGAGCATCTTAGAAGCATCCTCGGCCGCCGCGCCGGTCTTCTGCGCAATCTCCTGCGCGGCTTGCGTGAGGATCGGCTTATTGCCCGCTTGCCTGGCCTGTTCCTGAAGATCGGTTAAGCGTTTTGATGACTCTTCAAGCAGAGTCACCAACCCAGAAAATGCGGATTGAATGCCTCTTGCGATAAGGCCGCCGGTAAAGCCGCCAAAGGCGCCGCCGACAATAACTCCGAAGACCTCCGCCGATTTGTTGAGGTTGCCAAAGCTGCGCGATAGCTTGACCAGTTCCCGATTGCTGACATCGGCGAAGATCCCGACGCTCCGGGTTGCGGTGTTGACCGACGGCGCAACCGCCTTCCAAGCCGTGTTGAGTCTGACGACCTCCTTTTGCGCCGCGATGATCTTAGGCGCCATCGCATCGACGGCCGTCCTGTCACCGGATTGCTGCGCCGTCTTCGTGAGAGCGTTCATCTCGGCGTTGAGCGACTTCAGCGCCGCTTGGGCGAGCTTCAGGTCAGCCAGCAGCTTGGAGCTATCGGCGCCGATCGTGACGGTTAGATTATCGGGCATCGTCTGTCAGCTTTCGCATCACGTCCTTGATTGCCTTTGAATCGCCTTGCGCTGCCAGCGCGCCGATGTGCAGTTGCTCGGCGAGCTCGTGCTGTTTGCGGTGCGCCACGATGACGAGGAACGCCTGCAATTGCCGCGGCGTGTAGTCCATCACTTCGCGGGCAGCATGTCCGCAGGCAATGAGCCGTTCGGCACCGGCTGCGAGATCGTATCCTGCGCCCTGCCAGCGGGACTGTCGGCGCCGGTGCCGAGTAGTTTCGTCAACACCCCGAGAAAAGGGGATGGGCCATTCGGCATCGTCAGGTCGAGCACCGTAAGCAGACACTCGGCGATGTCATTGAGCGGCAACCCCTCCGCGACGCTCTCGGCCGCTTCGGGTTGGCCGGCGGCTTCGGCGACGATCGCACCGATCGCATCAGGAGCAACGCGGATCAACGTATCGACATCGAGAGCAAGGGCGCCGTCAAAAACGAAGAGATTGCGCAGCGTCGGGAAACGTACCAGCAGATCGGCGATCTGACGCAGACCCAAGCCCCGCAGCGTCAGGTCGCCGCTGGCGATCTGCACGGTGCGCGTCTGCGGAACGATGTCGATGAGTGAAACCATCAGACGCCCATCAGGACCAGCTTGAGGTTATGGTATGTGAACTCATCCATGATGATGTTCAGCGTTGCCGCCTTCTCGTGGATGATTTCAAGGTCTTTGATCCGAACGCCGTGCCGCGAAGAATAGTGCGGCAACGTGGTGATGGCGGGCACGAATTCAAATGTCGGCACATTGCCAACATCTACATAGGCGACATCGCCTGAGGCCTGGACGCTGAGAACGCCCTTGCCGAGATAATAGGCTGTGACGACCGGCGAAACCAACCCTGTGTCGGGATGGGTAAACGTGCCGAAGCTGCCGGTCTGATCGGCCAGTACCTCGCCGGTCAGATGGAGTTCACCCCAGGCATCGCCGATGAAAGCCACCGGATTTGCCGCGCGCAAGAGGACGTTTAACAGTTCAATCGTCACCGCCGGGCCGACTGAGTTGGCGCCGACGAATTTGACCTTTGCCGGAAACTGATCGGCCTGGAACACATTGAAGGTGCCTGGCGTAGCCACTTGCGGCGTTACCTGCGGCCGACCGTTTGAGTCTGACATGCTGGTGGCTCCTTCCTAGAGAATAAAGCTCGGTTCGTGCTGGGCGGCGACGACGACTAACGGGATGATGGCACCGGCGATCTGGCCGTTGTGGCCGGGATCTTTCTGGACTTCTCCCTCGATCCGGCAATAGCTGACGCCGTTGACGCCGAGGTTCTGACGGATCGTGCGCGGCGTCGGATAGAGCGCCGCCTCGATGCCGTCGATCAGCGTGTTGAGAGTCGAAACCGGGATGGCGTTCTGGTCGGCGCCGGCTCGGGTGAAGATCCACGCTTCGCAATGAAGCGCGATCAACTCTCCTGCCGTCGAACCGCGCGGCGGGTGCAATTCGGAATGCTCCACCAGATAGAGTGAGGGCATGTCCTGCTCGGCGCTCGGATCGGCGAGGCGCCGTGATGCCGTCTGGAAGCCCTGCGTCATTGGCGAAGCGGTGCGGTCGGCGATTGCCGGCAGCGAAACCGTGACGGCCGGCGCAATCGTCGCGATCGTCGCGTCCGCCGGCAACCCGTCGCCCATGACCGGCATCCCGACCATCAGCCCGGTCGTGTCGCTGACATTGGCGAGGGTTACGTCGCCGGTCGTCGTATCGGCGGTGAAGCCGTACACCAGCGGCGGCGAGGTCAGCCTGTCGAACAGCGCGGCCATGATGATTTCGCGGTTCATGGTTTGCTCGACTGCTCGACCGACGCGGCAACCGCTGCTTCGAGTGCCGCAAGCGCCTGCGGGCGTATGGCCTCGGCTGGGCCGCGCAGGAAGCGTAGAGCGCGGAGCCGCGCGGTGCGGTGATAGGCGCCGACGATGCCCGACCGCCGCGTGTAGGCTCGCACCTCGAACCGGCCACGCCGGCCTGGTGCGCCATACTCGAGCGCGCCAAATGCGGCGCCGACCCGCCGCGCGCCGCCGGTAGCAGCGATCCGCACCCGACCTCGGACAAAATCCGGCCCTTCATCAACATACGCGCGTGTTTGGGATAGCAAGTAGCCGGTGCGCACTGGCTCGGCGGCGCGCACTTGCGCCAGCAGTTCGTTCGTCAGTTTGGTGATCGTGGCGTGCAGATTGGTTTTTAGCGCCATCGGTAGGCGCTCGAACTGGAGGGTCAGTTGCCGGTCGTCAACCTCGACGTTAAAGACCGGCGGGATCATCCGATCAGCCCTCGGCGGTACGGGTTGAGCAGGCTGGCAATGTCCTGTGGGATCAGGGCGCCGCCCGGCAGCCCGCCGACCCAGAACTCTTGCCGGCCGAGCCCCGGCGTTTCCATCGCGCGCAGCATCGGGTCACGGCCTCGGCCGGAATTTTCCATTGTGCAGAGATCGAGCACCGCCTGTTGCACGTCGTCCGGGATCACGGCAAAGCCAGCGGTGTATTGCACGACGAGCGAGATGCTGCTCGTCCAGCGCACGGGCTCGCTCAGCCGATAAACCAGGCCGGCATATTGATCGAGCCCGTAATCGGTCGTCACGAGCAGCGCACCGTCGATGGTAATCGTGAAGGTCGCCGGGTCGACCGGGGCTTGCGACAGGATCAGCGGCTCGCCGTTCTCAGCGGTGGTGTTGCCGGTGAATGTGTCGCTGTAGCTCTGCAATACAAAGACCCGGTTGCAATAGCGCTCGGCTTGCCGCGAGGTGCGCCCGATCACCTTCGTGAGCCAGGAATCGTTGGCCGTATCGTTCGGCTTTATCCGCAACTGCTCGCGCAGATCGTCGAGTATCACGAGCGCGCGATCGGTCGCAGGAGTAACGACGGTAGTGAATAGCGGTCTCATCGCCGCCGGCTGCTGGCCGCCTCGCCGTGGTAGAGCTCGAAAAAGCCCCGCACATCGAGCACGGGTCCGATCGAGCCATCGCTCATGATCGGCGCCGCGCGATATTCCTCGATCGCCCAATCGACGATCCTCGGGCCGGGCGGTCCAGCGGGTCCAACCGGCCCCCGTTCACCGGGCTTACCGCGGCCGCCGACCTGGCCGGATAATGCCCAGCCGTCGCCAGGCAGCGGGCCCGGATCGTCTTGCTTGGCCCGCCATTCCGAACCGTGGAAGGTGACCAGATCGAAGCGGCGATAAGCGCGGGTCCGCTCGTAGAGGCCGCAGACCTCGCCGACCGGCGCGTCTAATCCGCGCTCGCCCGAGTTCGCCAGCAGAATCCAATCGTCGCCGGGGGGCCTCGAGGCGGTGTCTCGGCAAGCGTAATAGGTCGAGCCTCGGTGGGCGATTACCTGGTGCCCGTAATGCACGGCGCCCTCGGCCCACTCGCGCACCTCGGGAAACGCCCCAGGAGGCCCAGGAGGCCCCGTTTCGCCGGCAGGGCCTATGATAGCCTCGCCGGGTAAACCCTGCTCTCCACGCTCGCCCTGCGGGCCTACAATGCCTTCGCCGGGCGGGCCGGGCGGCCCCGGCGGCCCAAGCGAACCGATAACGCTTTCCCCCGGATCGCCCTTTTCGCCCTTTTCGCCCTTTTCACCTTTTTCGCCGGCCGGCAGGTCGTTCAATCGCGCGGCGACGAGCTCGCTTAACTGCAACTTGAATTGCGCCGCCTCGGCCTGCAGTTCAGCGACGATGCGGCGATGGTCCGCGGTTGCGAGCTCGCGCTCCCGCTGCCACTCGCGCCGCTCGCCGGCCAGCACGCGGCCGAGCGCATCGGCCCAGCCTTCATGCAGCGTATCGGGCAGCGGCTCGGGTGATGCTATCGGCGAGTTGGTTTGCATTCGGTTTCCCATCGGGCGGCGGCGTGTTGCCGGATGGCGGTGCAGGCGGCGCGGCTGGTGCGGCCGGTGTCGATGGCGGCGCGGACGCCCAAGCGCTGAGCGGGACAACTTGCTGCTGCACCCTCGGCTCGTCGCCTTCCTTGGCCGGTGGCAAATCCTCGAGCTGGCGTGCCTCGTTCGGCGCGTAGATCCCGCCCTGCACGCCTTGCGCCAGCGCGGCAATCCGGTCCTTCAGGTTGGAACGCTCTAGCGCTGCGGTGTCGAGCTCGAGGTATTCATCGGGATAGCCGGCGAGGTTAAAAAACCGTCCGAACGCCTCCTCGATGTGGTTGAGGCAGAACCCCAATCCGCTCGCGATCCAGAACCGCATCATATCCTCGACCGCGGTGCCCCCGCCGGCTCGCACGCCGAACAGGCTCAGCAATTCGAGCGGCACGCGAAACACCGAGGCGATGCGCCCATCGGTGATCTGTAGCATTTCGGCCAGTTGAGCATCGCGGCTGGTCGTAGAGGTCGGTTGCCATTTCAGGCCGCGCGTCAATATCGGCGTGCCGCCGCTGCCCGCGCCTTTGGTGACCTCATCCCAGCGCGCTCGCGCAGCCCGAAATTCGTCGTCGGAATAGGCTTCATCGGTCGTCAGCACGCCACTCGGCCGGGCTTGGTTCGCCGAAAAGTTAAGCGCTTGCTGCACCATATTGTTTGATGCGGCGACGTCGACCAACGCCGCGGTTAACGGCGGCTGGCCGATCAAGGGGCGAGAGCGATTGTTGTGGGTATCGAGCCGAACGTGCAGCACATCGCGAGCCGGCACGGCGCCGAGCAATTCCTTCGGAATGCTGTTATCGACGATCGGATTGCCGGCGAGGTGATAGAAAATGTCCCCCGTCGTCGCGATCCGCGGCGCCGAGATCCGCGAATCCATCAGGTGCAATTCCGTGACCTCAAACCGATTGTTGCGGATCGCTAGTGCGTAAGCGTTGCCATCTTCATAGAGCGACCCGGTCAAGTTCAGGAAAAAGTCGGAAATTGACTGATAGCTGTTGGGCTGCTTCAAGATCCGGCTCAGCGCGGAATTCGTCACCCGCTGGCGCCCGCCCTTATTGGTGCCGCTCCAGTGCGTGCCAGGGCACATCGCCGTCGTCTGCGCATAGGCCGAAATGCAAGCAAACACGATGGCGCCGCCGGTGATCGGCAGTGGGTTGTAGCCCAATTGCCAAAAATTCCACGGCCAGCTCGTCGGAATAATCCCGCCGCCGAGCGGCAGCACGTAGGCATCGCCAATCTGCTGCTTGGTGAGCGGGTGAAAGATGCGACTGACCGCAGCCGCCACCCGCGCCAGAGCCGTTGCTTCCGCCACGGTGGGGTTCCGCGCCTTTAACGTCCGTGCCGCCCGGCGCTTGCGCCTTCTTTGGTCGCAGCGGCGCTGGCGTCAACCATAACTGCATTCGACGGCGGTGCCGCGGTGCTGCCATTGTCATTAGTTGCGGTGACGACGCAGGCCATACTATGCCCGGCATCGCCGGCAGCGATTACATATGAGGCCGCATCACTGCCGACGTTCGCCTCATCGCTGGTCCATTGGTAGGCATATTCTGTCGGTTCGCCCGTCCAATTGCCCATTGTGCAGGTTAGGGTCGCGCCCACGGTCCCCGTCCCGTCAACATACGGCATATCGATGACAAAGGGCGGCAGCGTCTCGGGTGCCGGTCCCGCTGCAATCAATACCGCCACGTCATTTTGTGCTTGGGTCAGTGTCGGCGTCAGGTCTTCGCCCTCGCGCGGGCTCGGTTGACCCAGCGGCACGGATCCGCCGGTCGCGGCGAGCACCATTTCGTCGCTCTCCGCCTGGGTCGGGGTTGGCGTCTCGTCCGCCATGCTCATTCTCCTTTGTGACGATCCGGCGCAGCAACCACTGCGCCGGAATGCGCCAAGTGTAACGACGTGCTACCAAGTGACCGCCGCAACCCAGGCGATGACGCCGGTGCGGCGCATTGCCCAGTTCATCGGCAGGATCATCCGCAGCGCCAGGCTGTCGGTTTGAAACATCGACCGCGACGGCGTTGCCACGACGCCCGACCCTTGCACGCCGGTCGTTAACTGGAG